TTTTCATTGTTTAGTTTCTCTTGGTTTAGAACTGCCACCACTTCTACCATTACCAATGGACAAGACGAGTGAAGCAGTTGATGCTGAAAACACACTTGCTATAAAAGTCGGATCAAAATCCAAAATCTTTTTACCATCAGGCTTTTCGTAGTATGAAACGGTTAATAAAAGTCCAGACCACAATAAAATTGTGATTTTTACTGCATCATGCAGCCACTCTCTTTTATTTTCTTCTTGTTCCATTGTTAAATCCTGGATGTTTGATTTCTATAAACCAATCCTTCTCTCCAAATTTACCATTTTCTACGACAATTGGCTGTGTAGTTTGCTCCAATTTATCCATTTGTTTATGGTAATTTTTAATTTCACTAGTAATATTAGCCTTAGTTTTTATTTCTCTATACCAACTAACAATTAAATCTATATAATATTTAATTAGTTTTTTTACAAATTGGTTAATCATTTATTTCCAAAATATAATTACTAACATTATTGTAGGAGCAATTGAATAAAAATAGTCTGCCCATTCACAACAACCTTTCCCAAGATACTTATCATAATATAATTCTTTAATTGCTGGAATAATAAGAGCAATAATTATTCCAATTTTTTCAAGGTACAATATAAGAATAAAAGAAAGAATAGCTCCCCAGAAAAAATGCAAGAGTTTATCTTTTTGAATATTTGAAAGTTTTTTTAAAAATAATGCCATTTGTAAGTGAAAAACAAAAAAAGTATCTTTATGCTAATAAACCTAACGTAGCTGCAAAATTTGCAAAAGATTCAAAAAATGCAAAAATAAAGAAAGGTTATAAACTAAAACCATGAGTGAATTTGAAGACGCAAAAAAGTCAGAAGCTTTTTTCAAAGAATACAAAAGAAAATTGCAATGGCGTATGCAATTAAAAAAGATTAGAGAAGAGCGAGAAAAAGAAAATAATCGAGGTATAGAACCAGCACCTAAAAAAGGAGGTTAATTATGTTTGGTTATAAGAAAAAGAAAAAAGAGAAAAAAGTAGATGTTACTACAAAACAAAAAAGAGGTAGTCACATAAATCTAATTAATTACTATAATAGTTCAGGTGAAATGGGTAAAAAACCAGATCATTGGACGGATAAAGACGTTTCCGATTACATTCAAAACCACGCTAACTAATCATGCTTGTATTACTTAAACCAATTTTAATGAAGTTTGCTACTTCAGATTCTGTAAAAGGACTAATTGTGCAACTTCTTAAAAAATTAGCTTCTACCACAGATAATAGTGTGGACGACAAAGCTGTAGAATTTATTGAGAAAAGTTTATTCCCAGAAAAAGATGGCTAGAAGAAAATTACAAGGAATGGCATCTGAGGATGAGCTACAAGCTCTCCATAGATTAGTTGCTACTAAATTAGTAGATCAACTAAATAGAGATGACGTAAAGGCTTCTGACCTTGCTAACGCTATTAAATTCCTTAAAGATCAAGGTATTACCTTAGACAAGAATGGAGATGTTTCAGCAATAACTGAAATGATTTCTTCACTTCCTGATATTGATATGTCTAAAGTAAAGTCCTATATTAATGCATAAGAAGAGTTTTTCTTTTTAATGCAAAAATCATTAACCCTGGCATGACACATTCACCTCATGTTGGGGTTTTTGTGTTTTCTACGCCAGAGGATATTATGGCAAATTTACAAGCCCTACAATCACAAGATGCTGTTAAACAATGGAGACAATCAATTAAAGAAGCTTTTAATTTTCAATGTGCTTACTGTGGTACAAAAAGTTTTAACTTAACACTAGATCATGTACAACCTAAAACTAAAGGAGGAGAAAATTTGTCAACTAATATTGTTCCAGCTTGTATAGCTTGTAATCAAGCAAAAGGTAGTCATAATTGGAAAGTGTGGTATCGTACACATACTCGTTATTGTATAGAAAGAGAACAATTTATTAACAACTGGATTAGTGCCTGATAAACATCAACAGATTATAAAAGAAGCTATAGATAGTTTTCCTGTATTTGCTACACATTTATGGCATTTTTTAAGGTTACCTAGCCCTACACCTGTTCAGTATCAATTAGCTGATTACCTGCAAAATGGTCCTAACAGAAGAATTATTATGGCATATAGAGGTTGTGGTAAAAGCTTCTTAACTGCTGGCTATGTGCTCTGGAGACTGCGTAAAAACCCAGATACTAAAGTATTGGTCATATCAGCAGCACAAGACCGTGCAGACGCTTTTAGCGTGTTCTGCCATGACTTACTTAGAAACTGGTTTATGGTTAAGGATTTATTTCCTAGTGACACTCAAAGATTTTCTAAGGTAGCTTTTGATGTTTATGGTTCTAAACCTGATCAAAGTCCTTCAGTACGGTCAAGTGGTATTTTTGGACAAATAACTGGTTCCAGAGCTGATTTAATCGTAGCTGATGACGTAGAAACACCTCAAAGTTGTGAAACTCAACTTATAAGAGACAAACTTAGAGAATCTATTAAAGAATTTGACTCAATTATTAAACCTGGAGGTCAAATAGTCTTTCTTGGTACTCCTCACACACAAGACAGTATTTATGGAAAGTTAGAACTAGCTGGTTACACTCCCAGAATATGGACAGCTCTATACCCAACAGCTAGAAAACGTAAAGACTATTATCAACATCGACTAGCCCCTAAAATAGCTTCTGATTTAGATAAAGATGCTAGTTTAGCTGGTCATCCTGTAGATCCAGAAAGATTTAACTGGGAAGAACTAGAGGCTCGTAAAGAATCAATAGGTAGGTCTACTTTTAATCTTCAATTCTTATTAGACATTAGTTTATCTGATGAAGAAAGGTATCCTCTTAAATTAATGGATCTATGTATATTTCGTTTAAACAGAGAACAAGGTCCAGATAAGGTTGTATGGCTTGCTAACGGTGATAAAGCTTTAGATTTACCTTCTGTGGGGCTTCACGGTGATCTCTTTTACAAACCTGCTCAAATCGGGTCTGAATTTATTGATTACACGGGGGTTGTACTCGCTGTGGACCCTTCTGGAAGAGGCAGCGATGAGCTTGGCTATGCGGTAGTCGCCTACTTGAATGGTAACCTCTTCCTCCTTGCTTCTGGAGGTCTTAGGGGCGGTTACAGCGAAGTTAATCTTAAGAAACTCTCCCTCATTGCGAAGGAATACAAGGTTAAACAAATATTGGTTGAAAGTAACCTTGGACTCGGTATGTTCAGCGAGCTTTTGAAAAGATATTTGGGTACTATTTACCCATGCTCTATCGAAGAGGTCAGACATACAAAACAAAAAGAAACTAGGATTATTGATACTCTTGAACCTGTCATGAACCAACACAGGCTCATGGTCGATACTGACATAATCGCTAAAGATATTGCTTCCACTCAATGCTATCCAACAGAAACTAGATCTCAATACCAACTCTTTTGGCAAATGACCAGGATTACCAAAGAGAAAAATTCTATTAGACATGATGACCGCCTTGATGCTCTTGCAATGGCTGTGCAATTCTTTACAGAGAATATGGCATTAACTGAACAAAAAGCTATAAAAACTAGGGAACGAGAACAATGGGAACTAGAAAGACAGTTTATACAAGGTGAAGGTGGCTTAAACGTAGGAGTACTAGGTTACGCTAAATCTTTAGAAGATTTACAAAAAGCTTCTTTAGGTGCTTCAGGTGGTGCTAACTGGTTAGACGGATATTAATGAGAAAGACAAACACTATACTAATAGAACATTTAAATAATAGCTGTTATTTAACTACTCCTTTAACTGTTTAGTTAAATGACATATAATATATATTATATACATACTATATAGATGACTAGAAACTATAGAAAGGAATATGATAATTACCAAGGTAAACCTGAACAAATTGCTAATAGAAGTAGTAGAAATACTGCTAGACGTAAGCTAAAAAACTCTGGTTATAAGTTAAAAGGTAAAGATGTTGATCATAAAGACGGTAACCCAAAAAACAACAGTATAGCTAACCTTAGAGTAAGATCAAAAAGTTCTAATAGGTCTAGGAAATAGATGAATCATGCAAAAATACATCCAAATGTTCCTGAAAAGCAGGTATTACAAGAATTTTAAGAGGTCTTTACGTTTTAACAGGTGGCATTTACTAAATCCTAAAGAAATGCGGTTAGAACTATATAAACAATACTTAGATAGTCTCTATAAAAAGTAGTGAAATATTTTTGTTGCTAATTTTTGAGCACCTTACGAATATGTTGGCGGCTGATTCCCCCCTGGGGGGCTTATGGCTTCCTTTTATATGCCAGTTGTAGGATTGGCACAGCCTTATTGAGTCTCATTCTCATCTAAGTGTGCCAATTTTGTAACTGGTTAAATGCTTA